ATTTTTTCTGGATATACACCATCTACTACGTTAGTGCCTTTTCCAACTTTGCGAGTTAGACCAACAGGCTTATCTTTACCATCACCAATAATAAACGCGCTTTCTAACGCTACTGCGAACGCTTCTTCAATTTGAGTAACTACAAAACGTTTCACCCATACAGGTCCAAAATTTTCAAGGTCTTTCGGAACTACTACAAAAGCGGTTAATTTATTCTGAATAGATTCTTCTTCACTGAATGTAGCATCCAATTGTCCTTTGATTTCACCAAAGATTTTGCCCCATACAGCAAGACCACTAGTTTCTGATTTCAAGAACTTAGTTCGCAAACCAGTTGTACGCATTCCGATGGAAGCTAAGAAAGGATGTTCAGTTGTTAAATCTTCGAAAATTTCATCAACAACTGTTTGCGGAAGCAATGTTTCTTCTTTGTAGCCAACTTCTCTATTAATATCATTAAAGAATTTAATTTCTTCGTTCGTGATATTTTTGTCTGTTCGGCTAGCTGAAATGTATTGATCTGCTTCTTGACGTGCTTCTTTCTTAGCTTGTTCCATAATATCAGCAGCCATTGCATCTACCATTTCCACATATGCTTTATTTTGAATTTCTTGCGTGTCTTCGTTTTTAACAGCATTAACAAAAGCTGTCCGTTTTTCCTCGTAATTCGCGAGGTTGTTTTTTAATTTGATAGTCATAATTTATTTCCTCCTATTTTTGGGTATTAAAAAAGAAACCGTTTGAAAGGATTTTTATTTTCCTTTCGTGGTTTCTCTTCTTTAGTATTTGTTTGTTCTAATTGGTTTATTACTTTTCCTACAATTGCATCGATATCTAACTGCGGTGGTTTAATATTATTTATGATTTTCTCGATTGCATCCTGTGGTATTACCGGTGAGAGACTGGCAACTAATTGCGGTGCTTTCTCATTAGAAAACATTACTTCGTCGGCAAAACCGGCTTCTACTGCTTGTTGTGCGTTAAACCATGTAGTTTCACCCATTAGATTTAATAATTCATCCATGTTCTTTCCAGTCTTGTCCATATATGCGTTTGCCACAGATACATTGAAGCCTTTCGAAACTTTAGCTTCATGTTCAAGATCTCGATAATCTCCAAACACTCCGGAAGCAACATTGTGCACCATGATCTGGGCTGTAGGACTAATTTCCACTTTATCTCCCGCCATAGCAATGACCGAAGCCGCACTAGCAGCAATGCCTACAACTTGCACATTTACAGTGCCATTATAGCCCTTCAATGTAGTATAAATTTCACTACCAGCATACACATCGCCTCCGCCAGAATTGATAATTACATCAACCGGCTCATTGTTTTCAGGTAAAATGATATCGCGTGGGCTAGTGCTTTCCATATCAAGCATATCGTAAATCCATTTTTGATTGCTCGATATGATTGTTCCTTTGACCTCTAATTTCATCCATTCTCACCTCCTTCATCTGCTGACTGATAGTTTTTAGTAATTAAATATTTATCTAATTCCGGATTATCTACTCGTTCAGCGCCCAATAATTCTCGAACTTCATTACGATTAAATGAACCAGAGGCAACCAACTTATCTACAGCTTCTGCATTTTCTATAATGTCTTTTTTGTGTATGATTTTGATATGTTCACCCGCTAAAAACTCGTTGGAAGTAAATAATTTAGCGTTTAATTCATCTTCTAGCTTTTTAGTGAGAGGATCAATACAATATTCCATATATGCTTTCATATTATTACTCAAATCTGCCATATCCCCATGTAGCAGAGCAGAGGGAATGCCGAGAATACTAGCTACATAATCAATCATTTCTTTTCGAAGTTTTTTGATCTCATCAAAATTTTGGCTACTATTGACGCTAGACGTTCCAAACTCTTCATAGTTAAAGCCTTCTAGTTGAGGAACGATGGCAATCTCATTATTGTTAAATGCAGCATACAGTTTGTCGATGTAAGTCTGTAATTTTTTTTGTTTTTCATCATCCGCAATACCTGCCATTTTAAAATTAACAGCTCCACGAATTTGGAAGTTACGCATTTGCGCCCGAATCATGCGACCAAATAACTCACCGTAATCCTCAAACATGCCATCAGTAAATGCAGCTAGTCGCTCATTTCCATATTCCAGAAAAATCACATCATCCATACTAAAATTACGATTATAACGATAATCTTTCACCGTAACCCCTTCAAAAACATCCGGATAAAGCGCGAACTCTTTTCTAACATAACTATCAGCAATTAAAAAATCGTCCGTATCTGAAAGGACGATTAAGCACTCGTTATCATAGATTAATTTATAGATCACTTTTTCCCAGAAAGAACTCGAACTCATATCTGTATTTGGACGAACATTTAATTTATAATACAATCCGTCTCGTACACTGCTTTCTCCACTTTTCAATCTAAAATCAGATTTGGCGATCGTTCGTGCTATATGTTTTACACACGTATTTAAAGCCATTTTCTTCAAATAAACCTTTGTTGTTTTATCTTCTAAAAACTCTAAATCCCACATCCACTCAATTTCTTTGTTCCGTTTAAATATCTCCGAAAGAAATCCCAATATATCACCTCCTAAAACGTAATGGCATTAAGCATATTTAAAACTTCATCTACATCAATATCTTCTATTTCATCCGCACGCCAAAGAGCATGGACAAAAGCCTGAAATCCATCAGTTTTACGTCTATGCTCGTCTTTTTTAAGATACTCTTTATTCCCATCCGGTTTGATTTTCACTGCAACATTATTTGTATACCATCGCATTAACGGATTATCTCCAAACACAATACGATGATTAGCAAATAGTGTTTCAATTCGCGGAGCTAGCAAACTATGAGCTGCACGTGGATTTCTAATAATCTCCAGTTCGAATCCTTCTGCTTCAAACAGCGGGCGCATAAGATCCATTCGGAAGTTATCCCCAATGACCTTTTGAATACCGTAATTTTCCCGCATTTCAACAAACCAATTGACCACATGACGAGGGTCGATTGTAGGTTCATCTACAATCGTCAGTAATCCCTGTTTTTCCCATTCTTTGATGGGTGGTTTAAGGTTTGCAACATCCAAATATCCTTTTCTAGCAAAAGAATGGGTTTTCCAAATGTAATCGTCACCTACACGGAACAGCAATCCAACAGCCGCGAAGTCCTTAACGCTTGCATAGTCAAATGCACCAATACAAGCTCGGTTTTGGAGTTCTGGCATTTCTCGGTTAGTTGCGAGAATATCTTTCCACGGCGCTACTACCTTTTCCAAGTCGACTTCTGGAAGGTTCATTCGTTTAGTCATGAACGCTTCTCTGCCGCTTGGATTATTCGTTAATGCTTCATATTGTTTTCTAACTTTATTTAGTAAGCGTTTAGAACGAGGACTTAATGGCTTTTCAAAAGCAGGATTTGCTTTTTCCCACATAGCTTCATTCTTGACTTCTGCTGGATCGTCTAGCTTACAAATAAAAGGAAACATGCGATCGTTAAGATTTTCGCCGCTTAAAATTGCTTTACTACGTTCTTCCAACTTGTCATAAAATCCCGCTCTCACAAATCCATTAGTACCAATAAAAAATTCTCTGGGATTCGCGACTTTGCCAAGTCCTCCAGAGAATACATCAATTATTTGTCTATCTTCATATTCATGTGTTTCATCATAAATAACACAGCCTTCACGACCACCATCTTTAGTTTTTGCATTTGACGTTTGAAATTTAAAAACACTGTTGGTTCCTTTGCCAATAATCTGTGCTTTCCACGCGTCAAAGCTGCCTTCCAATTTAGGATTTCCGTCTATTGTATTAAATACTTCTTTGAAACTAACTTTCGCTTGATCTTCGGAATTCGCCACTACCGAAACATCGTAATTGTTAATCCCATGTAGCGGACTTATAAAATAATTTGATAATGTACTTATAAACCCGTTCTTACCACCACCGCGACCAAGGGTTATAAAGAACTCTTCATAAAAAAGTTCATCATCTTCTTTAAAATATAAAAAAATAAATGGTACAATAAACTTTTCCCAGTTGTCCAAAGGGAAGTACCATTTTTCACTAAAAGCAATATAATTTTCTATTTGCGTCTCATCAAAATATATATCATCTCTACTAAGAACATGTTCTTGTAAGTAATTTATTAGATCGATTCGTTCTTTATTGAGTAGTATTTTCCCGCTTTCGTACGACTGTATATAGTTATCGACATGTTTATTTGATATCATATCAAGTCACTACCATCTTGTTTATCATTTTCGCCTTTGAATATAAAAGAACGCTCAATAGATAATAATGAAGTGTTGATTCGATTTTTTTCTTGTATTGCTGGATTAGTTTTCGTGAATTTTTGTGAACCGTTTTCAGTGACAACGACCGCTCCATCTGTTTCAATGCTTTTATCTAACTCATAATATATGCGTATTAAATTAATATAGCGATTGACTTTTTCAAGCTCTTTCTGACTAGTAGTATCAACCTTAGATAACAATTCTTTTTCTAACTTCTTTATGTTATATTCCACTTCAAGCCCTCCCTCCTTCATGAGACTTTTTAACATTTCTGCGGAGAAGACCCCCACACCGTTCCCCAGAGCCAAATTAAAGTGCAAACCTTTGACCCGGGGGTGTCACCATCGTTCATCATTCACCCATTTATTTATTTTCCTTCTAAATTGAAAGCGATTATGTTTTTTGTTATGACATTTTATACACAGAGTAGTGAGATTATCTATATCAAGCGCAAGTTCAGGATGATGTTCTAAATCATTAATATGGTCCACATCGAGTCTTTTATGCTTGTCTGGGTCATGATAATCAGTAAACACCTTTCCTTGCCTCTTACACTCTTGACACTCATAGTTATCACGCTTTAATACTTCTTTACGTATGCTTGCCCATGCCTTTGACTTATAGAATGTATGACGTTCTGCTTGTGTTAGCATTAATCCACCCCTATATAAAAGCCCAGCACGCAACGTACTGGACTTCATTGTTCTATGTATCCGTAGTTATGAGACCTGAATACTTCTACGGTAGTATTCGTCAATACTTTGTATTTCATCCAGTCGAATCCGGAATGAATTTCCGTCACTAGACACAGGACCCGTTCCACATTGTCAAGAGGTGTGTGCGGTTTAATATATACTCGGCAAGGATTTGCACCTTACAGTTGGTTGTAATCAGCCCTTTGATATACCAGATCATGCAGGCTTAACGTCTACCTATTCCGTCACGAGTATACGAGAAGTGAAGTGCAGACACGATATATGATATATTTTGTAAATCCATTCACTTCTCTACTCTACAATAATATCACGTAAAAACATGTCAAACGGGTCACAAACGGGTCAACTTTTAATATCCTAATCTTTCAGCAATTTTATAAATAATCTCTTTCCGTTTTCGTTTCGCTGTACTTTCGCTAATATTCAGCTTGCAAGCTATCCATGTCCAAGTCGGTCTACTTCTATCCCAATATCTGAAATGTACCAGTTGCTTATCTTCATCAGACAAGGTACTTAACACTGTATCAATCGCTCTCACAGTATTGGACATTCTTTGTATCTCTCTATCCATTTGTAAAAGCATAACTCGTTGCTCCACTTCATTCGATATTTGTCCAGAAGAGCTCCCCCCCTGATTCTCGTCCCTAAATTCTTGATGCATAGATCCCATCACAATATTTGCGCGTTTCTCTAACATTTCTTTTTTAGTAGAATGATAGTAACGAAGTTCATCTTCAATTAATTTATAATGTGCTTGTCGTAATCGCTTTGACATTTAATCACTCTCCTAATAAAATTCTATCTCACACGTTTTGCCTAGTCTTTGTTCAATTAGTTTTTTCAGTTCTTCCTTGTTGACATGCGCCGTGTAATACTCTTTATTTTGATTTCCAAATATCGTTGTGAAGTTAGTAAACTTTTTTAGAAATTCCTTAGCATCTTTTTCGTATTTATCATTTTCAAACATTTTTAACCTTTCATATTTATCTAAACTGATATTTACATATTCCTCCATTGTCAACCAGCCCCATTTTTTTATATTTTAGCAATACTTGTAAAGGCGAAGAGTCACTTGTCATTTACGACTCCCATTCATATCCTCAACCATGACAAGAGAAATGATTAATAGTAAAATAAATTCTGCTTCTGCAAGACTAAGAAAGCCGAAAGCGCGCAATAATACGGTAATGAAAATCATAGAAAAATAAAACGAACTTAATGTTTTAAACATTCAATCACTCTCCTCTCATTCAACTTAGCTAGTCTTCTGCGACTATTTGACTTACATACTTTTTAACTGTTATATAAGAACTCACAAGTAAAGCCCCTACGACTACCGTTTCTATAGACCAAATAGTCAATGTACTAATTTTAATAAATAACGTAAATGAATTACTCCAAATCAGATGTGCCCAAACACCCATAATTGGTATCACTATACTAAAAAGCCACAATAGTAAATACACCAGCATTGCCTCGATTATATTCTTTGCCTTTCTTCTTAATCTATCTTTTTCAAACCGATTCATTTACAATCACTCTCCATCCATTCAATCAAATCATTCAAATAGAATTGCGCTTTCTTTAAATCCTCAATGCCATTCTTGTGCTCGTATCTTGAAACATATTTAAGTATGTTTCCTACAGCATATGACGGATAATCCTTTACTTTTGCTTTAATGTAGTCAAGTGTTTCAATACCGCCTGCTGTGTAATGTGATGGGTTGTTTACGTTGTCAGTATTTTGTTTTTTCATAGATACTCCATTGGATGCAAATGCTTTCATGGCATTTGCGGTGTTATCAAACCACTTTGCAACTTCGTCTTGTTTCACTTTGTATTTTTCGATTGGTATGTTGGGGTGTAAATATTTAGCATAAGAAAGACTCCCACAACTTACTCCTTCTTCCTCTATATGCACAACAGTATTTTGCTTATTCCGTTCCCAAAGCTGCGAGTTATATGACGTAATAGCCTCACCAAAAAACCACGTCCATCCCTCGTTTTTCAAGTTTTCCAGTAACGCATCGTAATCTTCTTGTGTTTCTGTGTGATATATTTTCATTCGTTTTTCCTCCTTGTTTAATGGAATTGTCGCATCAAGACTCATAGCTTCAATGTACATCCTTGATTAAATTTCCATCTGTTTATAAATTTTTGAATATGACTGAACATTGTTATCTCTCCACGATTTTCAAAATCACTCGGTTACAAAACCTATTTTGTAACCTGTAACCGTCAAACCTACTATCCCAGAACGCATTTACAGGTTACAAAAAAAAACGGCGAAAAAGTTTTTATTTTCGTATACAGTTCTTAAATATAAATTAAATATAATACTTTTTATTAAGAAAAAAATGTAACTTGTAACTTTTACGTGTCTTGCTACTGGTACTATGCGATTTTGGGAGGTTACATTTTTTGCTTCGGGTTACATTTTTCTGTAACCAATTGTCAGAATATTACTCGTATTCCGCACAATTAACACTTCTGATAAACCCTTGCAGTCTTCCCATTTATTTTGACTGCCTTGGTCTCTAAATTCATCACATCTTTAATCGTCGCTCTTCATTTTTTACCACTCCTCTACTTTTTTATAAATATCAAAAGGTTCTATTTCTTTTTCCAGCGCATTATGCTTCACATAGATAACGGCATACTCTTTTAACGCCTCAATAATATCAAAATCTATTTCGTCCTTTAGTTGTTCTAAAAGCCAATCTGGAAAATCAACATTCATATACTCCCTAACATCGCATTTACTGTTTGTAATATCTCTTAGCTTCATTTTACCCCTCCTCCACAATTCGCACGGCTTCTGCAGCACTTCTTGCTACTCCACAGATGGCCGGTGTAATTTGCATAGCTTGCTGAAAATGTTCCTGTTCTTTTCGCAACTTGCCTATCTCGTTTTTCACTTCAATAAAAAATGCTTTCCCGTCTGATCCACGGAATCCGAACAAGTCCGGAAATCCTTTTGGCAATCCTGTATCAAAAATTCGTCCATTTGGTAATTTAACTTTGCCAACATTAGCACGGAAAACGTAATGCCCATGGCGGGAAAGTTCTAAACGTATAGAATTCTGTATATCCATTTCTGCTGTCATTTAATCACTCCTTTGGTCAAATTGGTGAAAAAGGTGGATAGTTGGTGGATAGTTGAAACAAACCCTCCACCTCTGAAATCCATTGGTATCACTACCTTTATAACTACTTCTTTTTTAAAAGGTGGATAGTTGGTAGTAAAATAGGAAAAGTATTACTAGGAGGAAAAAAGTAGAAGGTTTATGGAAAAACACCCAAACTATCCACCTCCTAAGAAATTAAGTAGCCAAAACCATTGCGCCTCTAAGGCTAAAGGAGGGTGGATAGTTGAAACAAACCCTCCACCTCTTTTAAAAATTTAAGTTCAAATTATAATAATCGTCATTTAAAGTAATGCCCTCATATACATTTGCGGTTTTAGTTTTTTTCTTAGTAAACTTCATTCCAATTTCTTTCCCAAATTTCGTACTACTCATTAAATATTGACCGTTTTCTTTCGCCCACTCATGATATGTTTCATACATTTTTTTGGCATTTACCTTTTCGCCTTCTCTCACATCACAACAATCCTCAATAAATGCAGTAATAACATCCATTTCTGATTTATATTCAGAGCTAGCATTTTCGACAGCTTTCGGCATTCCTAAACCTTCTCGTTGCCATTTAAGAAAGCCCTCGACCGCCCAATTCAATATTCCAGTGAGTTCGCTTCGAAGTTTATACTTTAACTGCTTGTCTACCTTTTCATCGGGTATCTTCACGGTAAACGGTACTAAGTGTAATCTTCGCCATATTCCATCGTCTCTCCCTCTGATGATCGGTTTGTGGTTGGTCGCCATCCATATTTTGAATTCTGGTGTAAATTCGAATTCGTCCTTATACAGGTGCCGTGCTGTTACCTTGTCGCCCCCTGTGAGCTGTTTAACCAGTCCCTCATCTAAACGCACACCTTCATTTGGTTCGGTTGTTGTAACGAACCTAGCGCCATGTAAACGGGCAATATCACTATTTGCATTACTGGATTGCTGTTTGACCATGATTGTTTGCGGCTGTATATTGGTTGCGTAAGAACCGAAAATGTCATTGATAATGTCGAGAAAAACAGACTTACCATTTCGCCCATTTCCGAAAAGAATGAACATGACTTGTTCTGATGTAGAACCTGACAATGAATAACCGACAGCTTTTTGAATATAATTGATTAACTCTTTATCACCAGCAAAAATATCCTTTAAAAACGCTTGCCAAAGTGGCGCATCAATTTTATCTGTATATTCGATGTTGCTAATTTTTGTAAACATTTTTTGCCTGTCATGATTGATAAGTTCTCCATTTTGCAAATTGATATATCCGTTTTGTGTGTTCAAAAAATATTTGTAGCGATCGAATTCATCAGGCAAAACTGGCATTAAATGTTGTGCTTCTTTTAACATATTCGTTTTACCTTTGTTGCTTCTTGTTGCTTTTAAATGTTTCATAAATGCTTTTTCTGCATCTGATTCATTTTCCATGTAAGCAAACTCACTTTTCATATCTTTAATTACTTCATCAGCAAGTGTTTTTACAGCGCCTATGTTGTCATATTTCCAAACTTTCGAATCGTAGAAATAGAATCCTTTGTTAATGTATGAAAAACGAACAATGTCATGAAATTTATCACGGAAACGTTCTGCATTTCCAGTATCATCTAAACCATATACTTTTCGAGCAGTTCGATTCTGATTTTTCACAGTGATCGAGTAACCTTCTAAATCACTTCCTGGTTGATAAACCTCTGACGTATTGGCAATCGCTTTATTAATAACCATTTCTCCATATAATTGCGCTCCACGTTTTTGGTCCCATTTTGTTCGATACAAACCACTTGAACGGAAAATTTCGTCCATTTTTTCTGCATTACATCCTGTCCAAAATGCCAGCATATTTGCAAAAGCTAAGTCTGCTTCGGATTGTGAGGGATATAATCCATCCCATAATCCGTCGTAAAGTGTTTTAAATTGTGCGCCTTGTTTACTTCGTTCAGCACGTTGAATAATATCACTTACAGGCAAATCAACTGTAGATTGTAAATTATTTATTTGTCTTACTTCATTAGTCCCAATGTATTTCGTATGCAAATATTGTATTGCAGATGTCGCTTCATTGACTTGTCTGTAGTTATCAATTACTTGACCTGTCATAACAAAAAAACGACCATCTGGGTACATTTCGATATTTCCTTTACGACGTCCACCTTCTGGGAAGTTTCCTTTTGCGATAATATGAATTCCTGTTCCGCTCACACTGTACTCGGTATAGCTTGAGAGTGTTTGAATAAATTCAGCAGCTAGGTTTTCTGTGTTTCCGTATAAATAATCTTGAATGTCGTCTTGAATATCATCTATATCAACGCCAAAATACGGTGCTTTAAAATAAAATCCTAATCCATCAAATTGATATTTGTTGAGAGAAGTAAGGGCAGTTTCAAAGTCTGCCCAAGTTCGCTCATCCACACTATTTCCATAGGAACCATCATTTGCGTTCATTGGAATCTTTTTATTTTTGCCGCGCTCTTCATCCCAAACAAGTTGAAAAGCGCACCATTGTTTTAAGTTTTTTAATTCGTCCGGAATTTGTTCATACACGTTTGTGCGCTCCTCTCATTGCTTAGAACGGTAGATTACTCTCGTTTATTTCTGGCATAGGTTCAGCTTCTTTCTTTTTAAATACATGTTGTAATGGTCCGGTAATTTTACTTTCAGCCCATGCTTTCACATTTAAATTTTTATAAATTTGACCATTATGCTCAGACTCTTCATTTTTCACAGTAACTTGGCACGTCTTAGTTAACAGGTCTTTTAATAATTCATCCAATGTATTATAATCTTTGCCGTTGGGTAATTGGATTGCTTTAGCGATTGTATTTAATGCCGTTTGACTATATTCATTTTTTGCTTTTGCTTTCCATACTCGGTGAAAAATATGCGCATTCTGGAATTTTTGATTTACATCATTACGAATAATTAAATCAATATTAATGAACTCCGCTCCGTTTTTTGTCGCATCTTCATTTGCGTTGTATAAAACCACCTCATACGTACCATTTTCTACTCCATTTGTGAAAACATCATTATGATCTACTTTAAACATTTTTAAATTCCTTCTTTCATTTTTATTTGATAAATCCTCTTACTTTTCCTTGGTGGTATGCCCACCCTCGCTTATAGTTATGCTGCTTCGCATACTCATATAGTTCTTTCATATTTTTACAATCGTTCGGACTACTGTAGTCCACTTGAAATATTGGTTCAGTAATTTCTTGAAGTTCTGCTGCGTCGTCGATTTGGATCGGTTTTGCTTCCACTTTAAACTCATGCCCGCAATGCTCACATTGCTTATTGCTGGATAAGACTGTCATAAAGCAATCGGGACATATTTTCACTGGTGCTTCTGCTTTCTTGCTATTACTTCCTTTTTTCGGTTCTAACGTCCATGTGCGTTCCATATCCGGTAGTCCGAACCGACTTACATTGCCTACATGATCAATGATGATGGACGTTTTTTCTGGACGGTAACGCATGCCACGCATAGATTGCTGAATGTAGAGAGACAAAGACTGTGTCGGGCGTAACATAATCACAGTAGAACAGTCTGGCACATCGAATCCTTCGCCAATCAAATCTAAGTTACATAGCACTTTAATCTCGCCATTTCGAAACTGTTGGATAATGTGATCGCGTTCCGCCTTTGGTGTTTTGCCATCAATATGTGCTGCAGTGATACCCACTTGTTCAAAACTAGCTGCCATTTTTTGGCTTTGATAGAGAGAAGAAGCGTAAAGAATAGCTTGCTGTCCGTCGGCTAATTTTTGATAATGCTTGATCACGTCTCCCCATACTTTTCGTTGATTGAACTGATCGTCTAATTGTGTGATGTCATACTCCCCGGTTCGTTTGATGTCTAAGTTACTTGTTTGAATAACTTCCGGTGCAAAATACTTATAAGGTGATAAGAAGCTATTTTCAATCAACCATTTGGCATTGACTTTCTCAATCAACGTATCGTTGATATCGCCTAATCCCCCGCCATTAATTCGGACAGGTGTTGCCGTAAATCCGATAACTCGTGCCTCATGAAAGTATTCAATGATTTTTTTGTAGCTGTTCGCTAAGATGTGATGGCTTTCATCAATGACTATTAATTCTGGTTGAGGTGTGTGATCTAACCGTCTAACAATGGTCTGAACCATTCCTAAAGTGACGTGTTTCATATCAACCCCACTCACTTCGAGTGTATTTTGAATCTGATCAATCAATTCTTTCCTGTGTACCAGGAATAAAACATGATTTTTATTTTCTGTGGTTCGCCTAATAATCTCTGCTAAAATAACCGATTTGCCTGAACCTAACCACAGGGCGAAACAACTAACGGACGTTTACACCCTCTAATAAAAGCCTCCCTTACTTCGTTGATTGTATCGATTTGATAATCTCTAAGCTTCAGCATCAACATCACCGATTTTGAATAGGTCTTCTTGCAAAGCAAACTCTCTGTTATCTAACTGGTTTTTTGCAAAATTACCATTATTTTCTGTGAGTAAGAAGCCTCTCTGACCTGTCTCAGGATTTCTTATTAATCTTGCAACTACAGGAACAATACCCATAATATGATTAACTACCTTTTCTCTAATATCTGGTAAAAATTGGTTATAAAGCTGTCCGCTTTCCATCTGTATTTGTCGTGTGTTTTCCCAAGCGGTATATACTATATTTGTGTTTGGTAAATTATTAAACACGGATATCAAATCTATTAAATGTGTGTCAAATATTCCATAGTGTTGCAGTTCTGGTTGACCTGACTTTGTATTTCTCCCATTAAACATTAGCCATAATTTTTGATAATGGCTTAAATTATCAATTACTACATTGTCATATTCCTCTGCATGTGCCTTCGCATATCCATAAAAATCAGCCATATCTTGTACGGGATTTCGAGGGTCTAATGTCGCAATCGTGATATTAGGTAATCCGCTTAATACTTTTGATGTACCATCACAATCCAACATTAAAGTTTTCCCTTTTAAATACTTAACTGTCGTTGTCTTTCCAGCGCCTGGTTTGGCATAAATCATAATATTAAAATACTCTGACCTCTTCATTTCTTCCGATTGAATAAATTCCAACCAAATCCCTCCTTATCTTATTTGCAATCTTTCTGTTTGAATAATTTTCGCACCTGGTACCTCAATGCCTTTTTTCAAATCATCGCCTAATTTTGTTTTATCTAATTTTTTAGGTTGTTCGATTAGATAGTTCAGTAGTTTGCTTTCGTCTTCTACAATGACACTTGGCGGATTTTTCCGAATATCCAATGTGAATAAGTTTGTTTTAATTTTTTGCTTTTTAGCAGTTATCATTGCATCAAATAATGACTGTTTCAGTCGCTTCACATTATTATTAATAGTATTTTTCCGTTCAGCTAAACGCTTCGTTTCTGTTTCTAAAACAAGTGATTGACCTTCCAGTTCTTTAATGACAAATGCTACATTCTCTGCTTTCGTTTCTAATTCATCATCAATGCTTTCAAGTGTATCTTTTAATAGTTCCGGATCAAGCTGCTCCGCTAGATTTAACAACTGTTGATATTTCCCTTGAATTGAATATAATGTTGACATGTTAATCATCCCCTTTCAAAAATGCTGTTGCGGTTATTTTATCTTTTGATGCAGAATACCACTTCACATTGTTTCTTTCATCAAATTGTGGCTTATTTACATTAGATACAAACAACTTAGCTTTATCTATATCAACATCATATATATATAAATTTACAGAATCTGATTGGTCATATAGCTCATTTACTAATTGACTATTCCTATTTTCTTTCACTTTCTTGACTTGAGTTGCTGGTATGTTAAAGGATGAAAATCCGTCTTCACCTTCAACAGTAAGCAAACCATTGTTATTAATCAGAACATGAAACTGCTCTCCGTCGACACATAATTCAGCTACACCACTTCTATCCTGCACCTCTATCTTATCGCCAGCAAAAATACTCATTTAATCGCCTCCAATTCGTTTTTATAGTCCCACATATCTTGCGATAATTTATCCAAACCAATCGCGAATCTTTCTAGGTCTTTTGGTGTTTTAATGATTGATTTACTCAATTCTTTACTTTTTCTGTGAAGTAAACTGTTTGCTTCGTTGATAATGATTTGTTTTGTCATTTTGCACCTCCAATTGCATATTCGTGTTCCTCCTATTTATAAAACATTTGATGACCGCATCTCGGTTGATAGTCGTTTTCGCGAAGTGAGTCAACGAAATTACACATCACAGCAATACTATCGAAATCAGTGAAATTTATGGCGTCGGTTATATCTTTAGTCCAACTTGCTACAGGTGATAAATTACCAACAAGCGGCACGACAGCTCGTAGATATTCGTCACAATCCCTCTTGACCTTTGTTATGATATACACCTGTTTGCGGTCTTCTAACCTAGTATTAACACCCAAAGTTATGTCTATTAAACCGCACATACGCAAAGCATGATTCTTGTTAGTGAAATATTTGGCAAGGGCAGAGTTAGTTGTTTCTGTAATTTCGACGTGCTCGTCGCCGATACCTACACTTCTGACCATGACACGTTGATTGTATTTATTCATGTATACGATACGTTTATTAAAACTCATTTTTCTTCATCCTCCAAACTCCTTCCACAAACTGGACAGTAATTGATATTCCTAGCTGTTAAACCGTAGTAGCTGAAAACTCCTAAGTTGCCATCGCTGTCTAGTCTAACGACACCTGTTTCTTTATATTCTTCATCAAAACTCAGCAAAGACTCGTTATTCATCATAGAGTCATCCTTGCAATACTCACACATTATTTCGCCACCTCTCTCTTTCTTGCTTTCACAAGTGCGGTAGCAGTTCCTCCAGATAGATAGTTCCAATCAAAAGAGGAATACGTACTGAAATGGACTTCGATAATCTCGTGTGTTTTGGAAAGCTCGTTTAATTGGTCGTCTATGTTTACGTATTTCGTTTGAGACTCACTGTATCCCACAAATTCAAACCATTCCTCGTTCATTCCGCCACCCAACGTTCTTTATAGACATCATCTACTTTTTCTAATTGACCCGAATACACTAAAATGACTTTTATCCAATCAAGACTATTCCAAATTTCCTCTGGTCTACTCGTGTCGTCATGAGGATGTATTCTTTCACTCATTTCTTCTATTGCTTCATAATAATCAAAACTTTTAACATATGGTCTATCATCTCTAGGACCTGAAAGTAAATCACGTTGTTTAGGACTATAAATGTAATCAATACTTACTTCGCAGCAACAGCCTGCTGTCCAAACGCTAGTCCCCTTATCATCAAAGTTATCCGTCATCGTAACAACTGGTAAATCAGGGTTTTCGATAATTAAATCTGCCAATTTTTTCATTTCTTCTTTTTGTCGTTCATTTACTCGTTTCATTCCGCCACCTCCAACAAATCCGGATTTTCGTGTATGTTGCCGTAAATCTCAATCTCTCTCATGCTTCACCCTCCACTTCCTCAACAGGTTCCTTAAGTAACCAGTATGCTTCACCTTTATTCATTGCTTTAATCTCTGATTCTGTGAATTGTGTTTTATACTCACTTGCTTCATCATTACTACCTACAAGTTTCTGATTATCATAATGAACATTTAGATAACCAGTTGCGTGGTCAATAAGTTGTACATAATAAAGCGGTTCTTTCTCGACTTCGTAGCCGTCCATCCACGCGCGGGCGAGTAGTTCTTGATTATCAGCTGATGAAATTAACCATCCGTACATTTCATCAGGCATACCTGCATTGCCATAATCTAACAAACAAGCTAAATCGTATTCTCTTTGTTCACAGTGATTTATCCAGTCATCGGCAAATCGCGGAACTACTACCAGTTCTGGTTCCTTTTCTTTTGCAATAAAACAATCTTTAGTAGCTATTATCTTGTCCTTAGAAACTTTCACTAAAGAGTTGCCTGTTCCAAACTCTTTACCGTTGTACCAACCACTTAACAATTCATTGCCTACAATTACGTGTACGTTTTCGCCTTCCTTAAATCTCATGCTTGTTCCTCCTTCATAAAAACTAACCAGTGCGTTTTAGAACGCTTATTACCGAAAAGCGGTTCAAAATCAATTATCTTTAAAATCTCGCTTAGCTTTATTTGGTCTTCGTTCCATTTGAAAATTAATATGCCATTTGGTTTCAAAACTCGCATACATTCTTCAAAACCCTTACTTATATCATCTCTCCAAGTTAGCAAATCCAACTTCCCATACTTCTTGGCCAACCAAGATTTATCGCCAACTTTCACTAAATGTGGCGGATCAAAAACGACTAAGTGAAATGTATTGGTATCGAATGGCATACTCCTAAAATCTGCAATTACATCTGGTTTTACAACCAGTTTTCTCCCGTCACATAACTCTGTTTCTAATTCTCGATTATCCATAAAAGTGACGTTTTTATTTGTGCGATCGAACCAAAACATCCGACTACCGCAACATGCGTCTAATATTTTCACGTCTGCACCTCGTCCCTCTCTGCTAACTTCGCTTTACCTTTTTTAAATTTCATTGTTTTCCTCCTCCAAATCCTCTTCAAAATCCGCTTCCGTCAAAATATAATTAATCGCGCGATAGTATCTACGTTTTAAAAAGTCATTGCTAGCGTGAGTCTGCTCAATAGAATCTTTCAATTCTTCTAAAGTTCCTTGAAAACATCCAGTCGTCCAGATTTCCAGCTCTTTGATATACGTGATTTGATTGTTTTTTCTCGTAGTATTAATTTGTACAGCTATTACAGTTAGACTGACAACATCCCGCCAATTAATCCAATTTAAATCTGCACGTCTTAAATCTGCATAACTTAAATCTGCACCACTTAAATTTGCACCTCTTAAATTTGCACAACTTAAATCTGCATAACTTAAATTTGCACAACTTAAATCTGCACCACTTAAATTTGCACCTCTTAAATTTGCACAACTTAAATCTGCATAACTTAAATTTGCACAACTTAAATCTGCATAACTTAAATTTGCACCTCTTAAATTTGCACAACTTAAATCTGCATAACTTAAATTTGCACAACTTAAATCTGCACCACTTAAATTTGCACCTCTTAAATTTGCACAACTTAAATCTGCATAACTTAAATTTGCACAACTTAAATCTGCATAACTTAAATTTGCACCTCTTAAATTTGCACGTTCTCCATATCCATCACGTAACCATTTCTCATGCTTTTCTATAACGACATCTAGTTCTGCTTGATTCATTCTGCTTCCTCCTTCTCTCCGCCCTATTGCACTCTGTATCCGTTACAGTCTGAACTCGGTCACCTTTTTTGATTATATTCATTTAAAGCCGCCACCCTCATATTTTGCAATAAAATCAGAAACTAATTCTCCACAATTTCTGCAAACCACCACACGCCTTTCACCTTGTATCCCGTCATAGGATGTATCCTTAAATATCTCTTTATCCTTATGCCGACATATCTTTCTTAGCAGTCGATTTTTTCGAGTAACCCCTACCTCTGCAAGAGCTTCTTTTGTACCATCTTTTGTCATTCCGCTTCCTCCTAATCCAGTCTAATAACTCTTATCCCCTTCTCAGTCGTCCTTTTTCGATAAGTCGGAGTAGCGTAGAAAAATATAGTTTCACGCTTTACTTTTCTAAACTCTGCTAATTCGTCTAACGTACCGATTTTTAGCAATTCCTCGCCTTTGTAGAGTGCGTACTCTGTCACGTCTGCACCTCGTCCCTCTCTGCTAACCATTGTTGCGTTTCTGCTAAATCTTTTTCATAACTTTCATTTATTAGCCGTTTTAATATTTCGATTTGAAAATCTAACTCTTTCCTTTTTTCGAGCTGAAATTGCAACATTTTTTTCAGTCTGCAAATTTCGATAGTGTTGTTTATATTCACTTGTTCGCTCCTTTCAATGTCGGAATCCATCGTCCCAAAAATCATCAACTATTAGCGGATTTTCTACGTTCATTCTCTATCACCTCTGGCAAGTAGCATTAGCAAAAGAATCAATGCAATAATCGTTATTAATTCAGCCATTTAGTATCAGACTTCCTATACAGACCACAAATGCGATTAAAACAGTCAAAGCTAAGCATACTACTGTATTTATGTCTGATTTTTCAATGTATTCTTTTCCGTCCTCATCAATACTTATGAGCCCGAAAAATCGTAATATTTTCATTTTAAAACCTCATTTCAGAAATAATGTGAACCATCCGAGTAAAATGTAAATTACTGATATAAACATGCCGATTTGTAAGCAAAATAGATAAATTAATAATGTGTTTTCATGTTTTTTGATTGATTTTTTCATTCTCTTATCTCCACATCTGTGATATAATTAATTTAAATATTATTTCGTAACTCACAGTTTTAGTAAGCTCTAACTTACTATTTATAGCTGTGGGTTTTTCTTTTACCAATGCCGCTCAATCGAATTCGCGAATCTATGCTTGTACTTGGGTATTTTCTTATATTTAATTTGATGATCTAAATGCCTTGATTGAAGTTCAACTAGCAAATATTTTCCAACCGATTTTGGAACGTAATTTGGGTCGTATTTTCGTATTTCAGCAAGTAGTATTTCGACTTCATCAATCATTTTCAGACCTCCTTATATACAAATTTTTTAATCAGCCAATCATTTGCTTTTACTGCATCGAATGCCCACGCTTCACGTTGATTCTTTGTAGCCCAGTTACTAAATTCTGCAAGCTCTGGAAAGTCTTTAATGTTATCTAACCACCATCCATAACTTCGTGGACTAGCTTGCGCAAAATCTTCTAACGTCCATACACCGTACAGGAAATTCACATGCCTGTTTTTATTTTTCACAGGACGACCCATTTTCTTATTCTCCTTTCTATTTTAATCAACATCTATTTCTAAAATTTCCGCAATTTCTTTTCTAACTTTCGATGCGTCTCTTTTGCCGTTTATGATGTCTGATAAATAAGGATTGCTAATACCTAACATTTTTGCTAAATCAGATTGTTTCATATTTATTGCTTTTAACTTTGCGTATACCGCAACAGCGAAACGCTGATGTTCTACTGACATGTTTTTGCTCCTTTCTTGTTTTGGTTTTCACGTGATATAATTATTTTTGATTGAAGGTGATTGCAGATGACTTTTTATGATTTTTTAATAACTTATTACCTTAGCGAAAATAGTCCTTTAGGCGATCTAGCTCATGATGTTCAACTAGATGGTAATTTCCCAACAGAAAGCAAAAGCGAAGATGAAATCAGGGATTATTTTTCTAATATTGGTACTCCTGGCTTCCAAGAGGCTTTAGATGAGGCGTTGAATTATTTTAGAAGACTATGACAATTCTTTTAACTTTGCTTAGGTCAATTTCCGGTGCTCCATACTTAGCTTTAATTTCATAATTTTTGTAAAGACCGACTTCAATTTGTTGAATGTTGGTTTTTTTTCTTTTTAAATATCTTTTGTTCACCTCCCCATCACTCCTTTCTATCTTATTAGCTAATTATTTAGCATAATGTTGACAAATTTTAAACTTTAGTGTAGAATCTAGACATAGCTAAATAAGCATACAATTGAGCCATAAATCGTTGGGGAACGAGTATTTTATAGGTTTATTCGTTGACTCGTTTAGCTAAATAATTAGCTTATGAACATAGTATATTAAACTTTAAGTTAGATGTCAACCATTTTCTTTATTAAAATTTAAATTGTTCATAACCAATATGAAAAGGTGTATGATATGACTACATTTGATAGGGTGAAATTTTTAGCCGAGAAACAAAAAATTAGCATTGTTGAACTAGAAGAAAAACTGGGATTTGGTAGGAATTCACTTTATTCCTGGAAGAAAAAAATCCCAAACGGAGAAAGTTTAAAAAAAGTAGCTGATTATTTCAATGTTTCTACAGATTATCTTTTAGGTAGAACTGACAACCCCTATGTCGACAACGACATCCCTCAAGAAGCGGCAACACTTGCAGCTCACATTGATCCCGCTGCCACAGAAGAAGATATGAAAAAAATTCTTGAGTATATTGACTTAATTCAACAAAAATATAAATAAGAAATGAGATGTATGTATGTGGTTAGATAAATACAGAGAGCAATATCCTGAGCTGACTATCATTGAAGATAAGAACATGGAGCAGGTTCACAAAGGATTATACTATAATAGTAGAATATTCGTAAATCCTCAACAAAATGATATTGAAATGCGCTGTACATTAGCAGAGGAAGTTGGACATCATCATTTGACTGTTGGTAATATTATTAAACAAGAAACAGTTAATGATAGAAAACAGGAAAATCTTGCTAGAAATTGGGGCTATGAGTCACTAGTACCTTTGCGTAAAATTATTGATGCTTATTATGAAGGTTTTACTGAGTACTACGAGGTTGCGGATTTTTTAGAAGTTACAGAAGAATTTTTAAAACATTCTATCGAGTATTATAAAAGTAAGCATGGGAACGTTGTAGAATGCAATGGGTATATAGTTATTTTCAGGAGTAGTATTCAGATTGTAGCCTGTTAGGCACTCATGCTATAAGTTTTAGATAAAATTAAATAAAGGGAGAGAATGAAAATGTGGAGTTTTGGATTGTTATTTTTAGCCAGTTTGATAGTTAGTATAGTTTTCTTTGTATTAGCAATTAAGAAAAATGATAGATCAAAAAAATTAATGAAAGGTATAACTTTTTTAGCCATTAGTTATACTTTATGGCTTTTCGTTGCAGATATCTCTGACAGTAATTTTTTCATAATATTTTCTTTTTGGATCATCGCAATGGCATTGATTTATATATTTTTATTACTATTGTCTGGAAAAATGAATTTTAAAAAGTATCAACATATATCTAAGTTAGCTGTCATCCCCTTATCGTTTTTATTCTTTTTAGGTGGCGTTTTTATTGCTACTAATACTGATGCCCCAAAAAAAGAAACTCCTAAAAAACAAGAGGCTTCCTCAAATACAAATTATTACGGAGAAAATAAGGATACAAACTATGATGATGTAAACGACACTAGTTCTGCAAGTGATGAAGATTTCGAAAAAAGCCTTCCAACATTAAACAAAAAAAACAATATAAATGCCATAGAAGATATGCAAAATAGCATAAGAAATACTTTAATTCCATCTATCAATAATGATATTAAAAATGATGATAGCAGTAATTTAAAACAAGAGTTAACTGTAATTAGTAATTTAAGTGACGAAAGTTCTGAACATTCGAGCTCAATGCTTAGCGACGTTAAGTCTGATAAATATTCTGACGCAGCATATGATTATTGGAAAGAAGCAATAACTACTCTCGCATCAATTGAAGATTACGTAAACGAGCAACTCGATGGTGCCAAAGATATTGATTACTATTATAACCAGTTCGAGATTGCATTGGAATCCTTGGATGATAGCTATACGAATGCAATTAAAACATTAACAAACTAAAAAAACGCCCTCCCCGCAAGAGACAAGCGTTTTTAAATATACACACATAGAGTATGCAAATATATTTTAACATAGTTTGCTGTACCCTTCAAAAGAACATACGTTCCAAATCAAAGAGGTGGTGCTATTAATGAAAATTAAAAAGTTAAAAAATGGAAAATACGCCGTTCGTTTGCGCATCAAAGTCGACGGTGAATGGAAAGAAAAGCGTTTGACAGATACAAGTGAAACAAACTTAATGTATAAAGCGTCTAAATTATTAAAACAAGCTGAACATGATAGTAGTTCTTTAAAAGAGTGGAAATTCAAAGAGTTTTACGAATTATTCATGAAAACTTTTAAAGATGGAAAAAGCAGTCAATCTACAATTAATTTATATGATCTTGCTTATAATCAGTTCGTTGATTATTTCGATGAAAAAATTAAACTTAATTCGATTGATGCTGTGCAGTATCAACAATTTATTAATCATTTATCTGTAGACTATGCAATATCCACTGTAGACACCCGGCACCGCAAAATTAGAGCGATTTTTAATAAAGCTGTCCATTTAGGCTACATGAAGAAAAACCCAGCCATAGGCGCTCATATAAGCGGACATGATGTGGCAAAAACAAAAGCACAATTTATGGAAACCGACAAGGTTCATTTACTATTAGAAGAACTTGCAAATTTTCATTCTATATCACGAGCAGTTATCTTTCTAGCAGTGCAAACAGGTATGAGGTTCGAAGAGATTATTGCACTAACAAAGAAAGATATTAATTTCGCTAAACGTTCTATAACAGTCAATAAAGCGTGGGATTATAAGTACACTAATACATTCATTGATACCAAGACAAAAAAATCACGTGTGATTTATATTGATAACTCTACTGTTCAATATTTACAGTCTTATCTTACATGGCATACTGATTATATGAAAGAACATGATATACAGAATCCGTTGATGTTATTATTCATCACTTACCACAATAAGCCCATTGACAACGCGTCATGTAATAAAGCTTTGAAGAAGATATGTAATACAATTAATTCTGAACCAGTGACATTACACAAGCTACGACATACGCACACAGGCTTATGTGTAGAAGCTGGCATGGATATTATATATGTAGCTGATAGACTTGGTCATGATGATATTAATACAACCTTGAAATACTATAGTCATCTAAGTTCTAATTTGCGTCAATATAATCAGTCCAAAGTAGATGCTTTTTTCACACTAAAAACAGATGAAAATACCACAAATTTTGCCACAAATACCACAAAAATGCCGGAATAAAACGGGTATTATAAGATATTAAAAAATCTCCAAACCGTCCATTCATCCTTTAATACCAAGGCTTTTCAACGTTTTAAAGATTCTTTAAAAATACATTATAACGTCCTGAGAGGGATTAATATGTGTTGATATATAGCCATTTAGGATGAGTTTGCCACAAATAAATCCACAAGTTTTTCAAGGTATTTTTATTTTAAGATAAATTTAATAAGTATGCGTTTGTAAATATTATTTGTTTTTACTTTGAAATAAATATTCATTATAAATAGTATTTATATCAAGATGTTTTTTCTCAAGGTTTTTATAAAATGACTTTAATTCTTTTGTCTCAAGTAGTCCAAAGAAGATTTTTTCTACAGCTTTTCCCTTCCCTTCTATATAACAAATATACTTAAAATCATTAAATGAATATACTCTCATATCATAACCTCGCAAAAAACAATATCTTCTATATTTATATCAAATATGCGCTCGTCAAAACGTTGTAGTTGAACTATCTGTTTTTCATAGTCGATAAAAACAGGCACTACATACTTGTAGCGCATATGATGATTATTCTTTAAAAATAAAATCTCTATTGACCAATTGCGATTCATTGCATCAATTAAAACTATTGTATTTTCTAATTCATTATCAATCAAATTATACATACTTGTCACCTCTTGTTAAGATTATACGAACAAACGTTCTTTTTATCAAGAGGTAATTAGGACTAAATTTTAATATATATATCTCTCTTGAAGTAAGAAATAGTTTATGCAATAATATACCCATAGATGCAAAACATCTAGTAATTTCATTCAACTATTAGCTGCTTAATATAACAGCAACCTCGAACTTTCTGGTTCGGGGTATTTTTTTAATTATTTTATAGAAACACTTGCAATTATATAATACATGTATTATAATATAAATATAGAAAGAGTTGAGAAAGTGAAAGATGTTTTAGAGGAAATAAAAACAGTCCTTGAAATTATCACTCTTGTAGTAGCGCTGACAACAATACACAAGAATGATAAAGACAAGAACCACTAAATCAGAGGGGTGAAACTCCCCTCCCTCTATTAAAAGTATATCACGTCTTTCATAAATTATGAATAAATATATCTGGGTTATATTAATTGTTATATGCGTTAACGGACTCGCTAGTTACTTTCAGAACACAGCATTGACCATCATTGCTATACTGACTACATTAGCTTGTTTAGTATATTTAATAAAAAATAGGAAGTAATTAATTATGACGAAAAAAACGACCTCTGACGCGCAGTTGAAAGCAAATAAGGAATGGCAAAGCAAGAACAAAGAACATGCAAACTATTTAAAATCTCGTTCAGCTGCGCGTTCTTTTATAAAGAATAAAGCTACGTTGGAAGATTTGAAGGAACTTGAAAAATTAATTATAGAGGGAAAAATTAATCATAAGGGAATGATTAAGGATAAATGATGCACGCTAAGCACATGCTTGGCGTTTTTTGCATAAAAAAAGCCCTAACGTGTGGTTAGGGTGTGTTAAAATTATATAGTTCTTTCAGTTTACACTTCAATTCATGTTTGTTATAATTGAAGTGTAAAAGATAACTTGTGATGGATAAAGCTGGGTTCCCGAATGGGAGTAAGATAATTTATTATCGAGAATTCCTTTGCTCCAGAGGTTATCTTTATTTTTTTGTCTTCTTTTTTAAATGTTCAATAGTTTTTTGAGGATTCTTTTTTATCTCTGTTAAGATAAAATCTATGATTGCTCTCGAATATGTATACTGTGAGTGCTCCCCTATAACATGACGATAAGAATATCTCTCTTGCGCCTTTAAAGAATAGAACTTCAAAAAAAGCTGAAAATCAGCAGTATTAAAGTTACTTCTAATTTCCTTAGTAAATACTGAAAAATGTTCAAAGTCAATTTTTTCTCTGCTCAATATTTTATTTATCTCTTTTACACAATTTTTTTGTGTATAAGGATGTGTTTTATTAGGGTCTTTTTGTTCCTTTATTATTTTAACAGGAATTTCTCCCTCTTTTGCTATTCTCACTGTGCTATCTGCATCGTTAATTTTCTTGGTTATATAAAAATTATGTTGAATGTCTATGGAAAAAGCTGGATTATTCTCTAGCTCTATTTTCTCTATCGCTTTTTTCGTTGTTAAGATTTTATCAGCTGTTTCTTTTGAATATTTAGACCTTATAATAGCTGGGTCTAAGTCATCTTCTTTTATTACTAGAGATAAAAAACTTTGAGTAATATACTCTGTTACATCAATATTATGAAACATACTCATTTTCTCTATGTAATTAAAAACACATGATTGAAATAAAGGTGCATATATTACTTCATAATCTTCAGTAATAAAATGAGTACTCACGTTCCTTAACTCGACTATTTTTTCTAGATTCAAACGTAATGGATCATGTTTATTTGTAAATATCTCCTTAATGCTATATTCTAAAGAAACAGTTCTAGACGGGTTATCCTTGAAGTATATACTATTTTCACCTTTATCGTTTATTAATTTAGCTTTTAACATAAGCTCCCATGAGTTGCAAATAAAAAAACTAAAACCTTCTACCCTATATCTTATTGTAGGTTTGTTATATATTTCCAAGCCTAACAAAAATGCTTCAATACTTTTCTTTACTAACATATCATATGTGCTATTCATTTAAGTACCTTCTCCGCTTTTTTACTATAATAATATCATAGCGAATGATTGAGTACAATAAACACATTACAAAAACAACCCCCGCAAAAGCGAGGGCATCAAACTAGATTTTCTTAACAAACTTCTTGTTTGCAGTTAGAAAATAACCGCTTTTTGTTTTTAAGCGAGGTGTTCCACCCTTTGTTTTCGCCATTCCGGCGATAGTGAAAATAGTCCCCGGAGGATATGTCCCGCCTGTTTTATGACTTGCTGTAAAGTCTACGGAATTGTATAAGTCGCACTGTACCAACGTTTTGATTTTTCCGGGGTTTTCGGTGTAGTAAGTGTTATTACTAGCAGGCGTATGAGGTTTCCCAGCTTTCAATTTAGCTAATAAAGTCGTGTTTTGTGAAGCTGTTCCAGAATAATTTTTAATACCATATTTAGCAGCAAGTTTTTTACGATTCGCAAAGCTGGAATCTAGTTTATTCATATTCATGTAATCAACTAATCCCAAGCTGCTATTACTTTGCGTATTTGGCTTAGCTGGAACATTTGCACTAGCCCCTTTACCAAAAGTATCTGTTCCATAGCCTTTGTATTCAAATTGCAAGTGCGGATTGTCAACAAAACCGTCCCAATCACCACCCCAAGTGAATCCTAATGCTTTCGCTTTTGCAATAAATTTTTTCGCATTTGCTGAGCGATAACCACCCCAATTAACAGTTTTACCTTTCGCCATGACGAAATCTAGCGCTTGTCCTACTAAATGATAAGAACGCATTGTTTGAGACGCTCCGCTCGCGACATTAGCGGATTGTTGCTCTTTCGTTCTAATTGTTTCGTAGATTAATACTTCAATGCCGCTATTTTCCGCCCAGTCGAGAAGTTTTCTCGCCGCCACTTTGGTGTTATCCGCTAATTTATTTACATTTGCTAAACTTCTACTATAATAATAACTTGTCATTATTTATCATCCTTTCGTGGTTCTGTATATTCTTGCGCTTGAGCGCTGTCCTTGCTACCCGCAGTCGTAGGGTCAATAATTAAACCCCATGCCGCAAATACACCAGTAATAACTGTAATCAGTTGTTTTAACAACTCGTTATAATCCCATGTCACGTTAAAAACAAGCAACACAGCTTGAATAATAAAGAAAACCGCTGCTATCATCGCAATCACCCATGTTTTGTTTTTGAATCGTACTTTCCAGTTAATTTTCATTATTTTTCCTCCTTCTCAGTTTTCGCTATATACTTCCAAATTGCTTTATCCTCCCGCTTCAATAAAGCGATTTCTTTATCATGATCGTTTTGCTTCTCTCTTAAGCTGATGCGGTCTTTTTTGCTTTCTGACATTTCTTCTCTCAGACTATTTAATGTAATGTCAAGCGAATCAATCATGTTTCTCAAAGGTGCGACTAGCGCCCACCTAATCACAAAACCCACAATAGCGGCTATTAGGCTGATTAACGCTATTAACTCGCCTACGCTCATCCCTGCTATTGATATACTCCCCAGTGCCAATTTTCATCATCCCATCTGTTTTTGACATAAAAAAAGCCTATTCGGCTTCAATCTAAAATATAAAATAATTGATTTAACGCGAAATACGTAATACTTGTATCCGCAGGTATAAATCCCATCGCGTTACTAGATGATGCATGCACTCGGCCGCCGCTTGACTTGTTTGTCGGTGCATAAGCCATCGCTGTTTTTGTTGTTTGAACTTCAAAAGGAACAGACGCAAAAGCGTTATTTGTAGAGGTCCATGCGGTTGATTTTTGTACTTGTCCTCTGAAAAAGGCGATTCTAATACCGAAGATGCAAATAATTCTAAATTGAGGAGTATTCCCTTCCGCTGTTGAATATCCAGAGTTTAATATTAAATCTTGCCATGGTGTTGTATAAAACGAATCTGCATCAATAGAAAGCTTAATGTTTCCACTCTCATTAAACTGTAGAGATTTCCCGGTCAAAATAGAGCTTCCTAAACTACTCTCTCCATTTGCATCAATTAGTTTTTGAGCTACTTTATATCCTCCCAACGTGCTTGTGATGCTCTCTAAAACTGTTGAGCCGATACCTGTAGGCAAATAGGAAGTTGAATTGAACCCGTCATCGTTCATTTTCACAACACCTGTGTATAGGTTATCATCACTATCTTTGTAATTTATATTATGAATAAATTCAGTACCTGTGATACTTCCGCTTTTGACGTCTCCGAGTTCTGCCGTAATAGCTGAAAGTTTGCCTATCCTTAGAGCATTATAATCCAAGGGCAACTCTTCCCAACTTTCTCCATTGAAAGAGAAAACACCGATTATCGTTTTAGTGATTTCATCTATTTTAAACCAAGTGTCTCCTTTTAGTGGCTTACTTGGCTGTGCTTTATCAAAAACTGGTTTATGATTAGTACTTGATTCTACTAATGCGTTATTAGCAGTCGTTATCGCTTCATCTATTTTTTGACTAGTTTCCGGGTCAGCCTCTTTGATATTCAATGTTTGACTGACCCATTTTTCTCCATCCCATCTTCGTAGCACATTGGGTGAGGCACTACTATCCATCCACAATAAGTCGGTGGTTGGGTTTAACGGCGCTTCACCAGCTACTATTGCATCATTAATATCCGTTAGTGTTATTTCTGCAGCTGCTCTAATTGTCATCATCCATCATCCTTTCTTCGGGCATAACATAAATTCGGTTATATCTTTTACCTCCATCACCTTGCCCTAAATTTAATTGCATCATTCTCTTTCCATTTGCATCAAGAAATGGATAAGCCCCTTCGCACTCATTAGTTGAGCCTTGTGCAGGATAGTATTTTTGTTGAAAAACATGATGATAAACTAAACTATTGCTTACCATATTCCAGCACCAAAGTTGGTTTTTATCAGTGCCTGTAAAACTCCCTCCTGCTGACAAATACGCATATGGAAACATTACATGCATTCCTTGCAATGTATATAAAGTAGTTGTAAATCCGCAATCTTTTGTCCGAAATGTATACAGAGGGGCTATTCTCCCGGCAAATAAATCAGACTTTTTACAAACATTAATTGTTAAATTTGAAACGCCTGGACTCATAACTACGTATTCGCTTGTTTGGTCGTATGTCACGCGGAATCCGTCAGGTGCTTCAAGTTTAAATGCCATTGAGTCGTCATAAAACTGTTCTTTGAAAGGGACATATTTAAACATTGCTATCGCCTTCTCTGCCTGTGGCAATGGTGTTACATAATAAGACCAGATATGTGCTTCACCGGACGAAGTGTCCACACCAAACATTGTTCCATGTCCTCCACCGAGAACCCACATCATATCGACAAAAGTACCATCGAGTGTAGTTCTATAAATGTTATAAGATTGTTGCCCACCGACTTTACTTTTTTTACTTCCGTAATATTCTTGTGACCAGTAAATATAGCCATTTTGCACATCTATTTGCGCACATTGCATAACCGATAAATTCACTTCTACCCCCGCGGGAAATTCACGTGGCAGTTCTGCAAACAGGTAACCTTGCCCTTCATTAATCATAAGAATACTAGCTTCACTTCCTTGATTAACCGAGCATCTAATAGTTGCATTGATAAAAACGTCTTCTCCAGAGATATTAACAACATTACCAGCTCCTGCATGTTCATTTTCCCAAGCTAAATCATGTGTACCGTCATTGTTTATTTTCTCCCAGATAAAATCGCCACGTTCTATGTTGGTCGTAATATTTAGTTTCCCATCATATACTCTTGCAATGAGTTGTGTTGTTCCAGCATTATTTTTAAAAGTAGAACCATTTGTACTAAACAGTTCTACTTTCCACGTCTTCGTTTCTTCTATTTGTTTTTTAGCTTCTTCAATTTGCGCTTGGAGTTCCCAAATAGCCAGCGGTGTGACGTTTTCTAATTCGATGTAATCACCAAGTACAACCTTATTTTTAGACGGATCACTAAAAGAAGTTGTCTTTTCTATGATTCTTGCAGATAAAGTTATATCCATATCCAAATCGACTACTCTCACTGTGTCTCCAAGTGTGACTTGGTGTGGCTCATACCCTAACATCTCTGCTAGTAATATCACGTCTACCTCATACGTGGATAAAGGATGATTAACTTTTTCAAGCTCCAGTAGCGCCCAATCTTTTAAAGCTTGCGCATTTGTTATCGTATCTTTTGTTATGACCCCTTTTAAATATTCTCTGCCGTCGTTATACAACCAATTCGCTTCATCATCATAAATGTAATTTAAACCATCGTTTACTGATTTAATTGTCAGTCCATCTTTCCCAAGGGGAATGAGAGCAGTATACATAGATTTATCACTAGTGATTCTCTTAAGACCTTGAATATCTCTCATATACTCAAATCGTTTAGCTGTATTAACTCCCCGTTCGTCAACTAAATCAAATTTATAATTAATGATTTGACCGCCAAAGCTCTCCACATAAGCATCAATTTCTGCTTTATACTCTGAAATAACTTGTTGTAATCCAGCTTGCGCAGTTATATTGTCTGCAAATTCAATAGTACGTATTTGCCCAACAAATTCTCTCTTACCAATTGACCAGCCTGTCTGTTGTAAAATGTATTCAAGTGCCATGTCTGCTCTTATATCAGTTAGCACTTTATTAGATATAATAGTTGCATTTAAATCATAAATAAATGCATTTTCTGCTGTGGCTTTGATGTATCGTCCTTGCATATTTAACCCGTTCTCAGCTTCATAGATACGAAACAAACGTAATTTTGCTTGTTCATCTTCAAATAAAATATAGTTACCTTCACGTACATGTTCTGCCATATCATGCTCCGCTGGAACAGTCACAGTATAAGTGTCATCAAAGTTTTCAAGTTTTTCATTTCTTTCATCGTCCCAGAACGGACACGAAAAAGGCATGTCATTTGATAACACGCCTACAGTGATTCTTTGCCTGTTTAATACAGTTAACATATTTCCCCTCCTTCCTCAATAAGTCGTTGGTCTATATTCAATAGACCAGTCTGCCCCTTCGCTGAAAGCCACTGGAGTTTGATAGCCACCAAAAAACGAAGGAAATGAACTTCCAATTGCTAAATTTTCCATGAACACTGAACCGTTTTTCATTATGACCCCAGCTTCACAATCAATCATAATCTCATCACCTTTATGGATAATAACCTCTGGATTATTTTTAACATCTGCTTCTGGATTAACTTTTTGTACAACCAAGTCGCAAAAAACAACATCATTGTCTTTGTAAGTTTGATTATTAAAATCTTCTGGAATATCCATTTTGGCCATGTAAATTCCGATGCCTGCTAACTTAGTAGCAAATTTGTTATTTGAGTCTTTCCATTTGTAGGTTCGTTTCCAAGCTTGACTACCTTTATCGTTCAATTTAACTATTTCCGCAATAAACAACTGTCCACGCTTTTCAATAGATAGATTAAAGTACGCATCTGAAAATTCATTATAGTTATTTCCGACTTCATACGTCGTATTTATTGTTTTCCAAACTTGCTTAGTCTTTGTTTTACCTTTTTCTGTATACTTCACTGTTTGTTGTACTTTTTTTGAATAAACCACTTTCGTATTCTTTTTCTTAACTACTTTTCCCTCAGTTGCAGCAAAAAGATACCTGTCTTTCGTTGTCCTCCCAATTTCTAATCCCAAATTCATAGCTCGCCCGTTTTGGGCATCTTTAATCATAAATTTACCCATGCGTTTGCTATCTTTGTCTAACAAATACAATTCTATTTTTGTTCTAGCGCGCGGGTATTTTTGAGTAATATTTGCTAATCGAGCGGTGACTTTCCAATTGTCTAATTCTGACGTCAACATTCGTTTCATTACAGGACCTCTCCACGATTTGTATGGCGCGGTTTCTGTTTTTTCACCATAGGAATTTACACGAATAGTATTGATAGTCTGTTTAAAAGAACTTGTTTTCGCAGGCTTACCATTTTCTAATTCCCAAGTAATATTACTTTGCCCAATGCCATCCCACAACGTCATGTCATTTGCTCTATCGGACAACACGTTCTCATACATTTTCACAGCTGTTTGTCCTGTATCGGGGTCAATATCAGCCCCTAAAAATATATAATCATCATCTGTTGCAAATGATAGACTAGTTAAATCTTCAGTCGCTATCGCATGAATAATTGGACTTGTTAATTGTGAACCTTCTACTTCAATAATCGCTGGGCTTTCGCTCACAGTGATTTCTCTTTGTTCCCCATAAGCTCGTGGATCACTACAAACAAATGTAATAGTTGTTGTATAATTATCTGTTTGCAATTCTGTTAATTCAGCCATCTGTGCGAAATGCCCATAATAAACCCACTCTGGCTCATCATCAAAAATAATTTCGTTTTCAAAACTATTAGTTTGTATGATTAAATTACTTAAATCATGCGCAATTTCCACTCGTTCGGCTTCCGATTTTCCCATAAGGGTAATATTAATGTCAAAGCTTCTAGTACCGACGGAATTCCCAAAAAAGTACCCACCAATTTTGGCAGGTACTTCTTGCATATTCTCAGAGATATTGATTGCATTTCTTTTAATACTATTAACAACTGCTGGAATGTCGTTACTATGAATTCCGGCATACGTAAATCCTATTTTTGCCACGTTGTTCTAACCCCCTGTACTCGGTCTTTACGACTTATACGATTGTTCTGCGTTTTTGTAATTACAGCTTCTACCAACTTCCCAACTTTATCGACATCCAGATACACATCGCTATTTTTTTGAAGTAGTTGCATTAAAATCTGGTTCTGTTGTTGAAGCAGTAATACCATTTCAGAGTTGTCAGGACTATTGACAACAACACTTCCTCCATCGTTTATTCCAATGATTTCTTTTGTTTTTTTGATTAATTGAACTGCTCGATTTTTTCGAGTAAGGGGAATGACGACCTCTGGCTTATTGTTCTCAGCAACTTCTATCATTTCATTTTTGTTTACAAAACCACCGTTTGCAAATCGACGATGTCCTCGTGGTCCCCAACCTCGTTTACCATAGGGAAGGTCATTTCTCCATGACGAGTTATTGAAGAATGCCAGCAACTGGTCATAACCAGAAAATATATTGTTATGCCCTTTCATTCTATATGCATTGAATGTTTGTGGTATATATTGAAGCAAACCTTTAGCTGGGTTGCCTGATAATGTATTAACATCCACAACAGCAGATGACTGAGTTATTTTTTCATTCCCGCCAGATTCACGATGAATTTGTGCAATAATGCCTTTTAATTCACCACCGGACAAATCCACTTTCATAGCTAGAGCTGCCTTTTTAATGACACTAGACCACGCCGAAGCACCTTTCCCAGCCGGTCCTGCCACTGGCGCAGTTTCTTTAAAACCAGACAGCATTTTTTCTAGAGGTGAACCGATACTGTTTTTCAAATAGTTCAGCACATCGGAACCTAAATTTCCATCGTTCCCCATTTTCACGCCTGCAGATAGACCACCAAAAAGTTTATTTAAATTTTTGATAGGATGCGCTGCCCAATCGAATGCTTTTTTAGAAAAATCAACTACTTTCCCAGCTACAGCTTTTGTTCCATCCCATGCGTCACTTAAAAAATCATTGATCGTTGAATTGCCACTTGCAAATCCAGGTAATGCTTTACCAAGTCCACCTTGCATGACTTTTTTCGAATCTGCATGATTCAAAATTTTAGTACCTGGTGCAACATGTGTAATTTCTGCGCCATTTGCACCTAAAATTTGTGCTTGAGCTTTGCGTTTATTATATGCAATCTCAAATCCTTCTTCGCCAGCCATAATTTGTCCGGATGCATTATTAGAACCTGTGTAATCCATTGCAAGGTTACTACCGTAGGAAGTTCTTTTGCTAGTATTTATTTTTTTTGTGTCATTATTATAACCTTTTGGCTTCCATTCTGGTATGGTAGGTAAACTAAAGAATTTTAATACTTTATTTATTCCACCTGTGACAGAGTTAATTACTTTAGCTAAACCTGCTTTGAAGTTATCCCATTTGGACAAAGACTCTCCAGTTTCCCAATCTACTTGTTTCAGGTGACCAGAGGCTTGTTTTTTTGCTTGATCAACAACGCCATTATGCATTTTTTTTGCTTCACTTACTGATTTGTTTTTTTGGCTTTTTGCTTTTTTTACAATATCATCATGTTGCTTTTTCGTAATAGTTCCATTTACATAGTATTCTTTATCAGCTGCAGCAACTACATCCTTATATTTCTTGTTAGCTTCTTTTACTGCTCCATCTTTTGCTCTCTTCGATTCGCTAACCACTTTCGAAGCTTGTTCTGTACTTAATTTTCCACTACTGTCTTTCAGTTTTCCTAAAATTAATTTTTGCTCTTTTGCAGACTTACTCAAAGAACTAACCACAGCAGTTTCTTGTTTTTTAGATATTGCTTGAATTTGATTACTATATATTTGATTACTAGTTTTACGTTGATTTGCAGCATTACGTTTGATGCTCGTAATTTGCTGTTCCTCCGAAGCAGTTAAAACTCTACCTTCCTTTGCGGCTTTTGCGTTAATTGCTTTTATGTCTGCTTTCTCTTTCTTTGTAATATTAGCATTTTTAGTAGCCATGTCTTCATTTAGCTTTTGAATTTGTTCGTTGTTTTTCTTCACTTCATCTAATGACAATTTTTGTATTTTTGCTTGCTTCTCTTTAACCGCTTTTATGTCTGCTTCTGATAACATGCTATTCTTTGACAAAGTATTTAAATTCTTATCAGTACTTTTTTTAGTCTTCTCAAAAGATTTCTCGACTAACGCAACCATCCCATTATAATTTTTGCTAATTTTATCAGATGTTGATTTAGTGATTACATCCCCGGACATTTCCAAATACTTTAATTCAGAGATTGCGTTTTGAGACATAGTTTTATATGAGTTTACATTTTTTGCTGTATCTTTACTAATACCTTTTCCGGAAATATCCGTTTTCAAAGGATTAGCAAACACATCTTTTATAGCCGCATATCCTGCTTTCGCCATTTTAATTTGATCGTTAATTTGATTAACTGGATTCAATAGAATAGGATGTTCTTTTGCTGAGAATGAAAGTGCATCCCAAATCAAATCGAATTTAGCTTTATATTCAGGGATTTCCTTCTGTATTTTTTTACCGAATGCCTGCCCAAATTTAGTTCCAGCAATACCTCCTATTGCCGCACCTACAGCTGTTCCAATTCCTGGAGCAATTGCTGTTCCTATAGCGGCTCCTGCTGCCCCGCCAGCTAAGCTCCCACCAGCGCTACCAGCTTTATCGCCAGCATTTTTCTTATTAATACCAATAAGTTGTGTTGCAGATAATGCAATTCCTAGACCAGGTAATGCCTTCCCGACGCCTTTCAAACCAGCCCCGATTTTTCCGAATTTGCTATAACTCGCAATATCGCCTGCCATATCAGCTGTAGATAATGCTTTTGCTCCTTTGCTTCCTTTAAAAAATGAGCCAGCTTTACCTAAGAAACCTTTACCTTTTCCTCCACCGACTGGCAAAGCATTTCCAGCAAGTTGAGTAGTCGCAGCATTAGTTCCAGCAGCAACAGAGTTTTCTGCTAACGCTGCTGTTAATTTCTTTACAGGTGAGATAGCAGCCGCTGCCCCTTTTGCAATAAATCCAAATGCTAGTCCAGCAACCGGAATCGCTACCGCAACTACACCTGCTGTAGAGATAACCGTTTTAGTACTATCATTCAAACCATTAAACCAATCAGCTGCTTTTTGAATGTACTTTCCTAGACCACGTAATACCGGAGTCAATGATGTTCCAATGCTGATAGCAAAGGTCTCAATTGCACCAGAAATTTCTTCAATAGTACCTTTCAGATTATCCATTTTCATTTTAGCTACGTCATCAGCAGTTACTTTTCCCATTTCAGTGCGCATTTTCTTTATTCCATCCGCGCCTTCACGATAAGCAATATTCCCAGCACGAACTGCATCGGAGCCAAACATAGCACCTAGCGCTGCACTACGCTGTTCGGAGTTCAAATCTTTTAGACTGCTTTGCAATAGACCAGATATTTCTTCTGCTGATTTTAATTCCCCGTTTGTATCATAAAATGCGGAGTGGACTGCGCCAGTGGCAACGGTCAATTCTTCAAATTCTTTGTTCACTTTAGAAGCACTTGCCTTTGGACCTGCCAAACTTTTAGCTAAATCTTGAATTTGTCCCATTAATTTATCTGTATCATTCGAGAGTGGTTTAACACCATTTTCTTGCAATACTTTCATAGCGGTTTCATTGTCCACAATGCTTAACCCAAGAGCATCAAATTGTTCCCATGCTGCCTTTGTTGTAGGGTGTAATCTTTGTAGCATAGTTTTGAGAGAGGTCCCCGCATCGGAACCTTTTAAACCATTTTGTGCGAATACTGCTAACATTGTAGATGTATCATCAAATGAGAGACCAACGCCACTGGCAACAGCAGAAACTTGTTGTAAAGACATCTTCATTTCTTCTACACCTGTGGCAGAAGCATTTGCTGCACCAGCTAGAATGTTTGCCGCATCCGCCACGCTCAAATTATCATCCTTGAACGCATTTAAAACTGTAGCTGCAATTTCTGCCGCTGACGCTAAATCTAACTCGCCAGCTGTTGCTAATGAAAGCGCTCCAGACAATCCGCCATTTATAACATCTTTAACTGAAAGACCTGCCTTTAAAAGTTCTTCTTGTGCCTGTGCGGCTTCTAATGCGGAGTATTTCGTATCCGCACCTTGTTGAATAGCGAGTTCTCTTAATGCATCTTTATATTGATTTACCTCGCCAGGGGACATAACAGAAAGAGTATTTGACATTTGTTGTTCAAAATCAGCCGCTTTTTTGGTAGCAAAACCTAAACCAAGCGCAACTGGAGCCATATACAAACTTCCTTTTTTCCCGAAGGCGACAAGCTTATCACCTGTTTCATTTAACTTTTTTGATACTTGTCTAAATCTTGAGTCACCGCTCCCCACGGTGAACTTTTAACAGCTTGCTCTCTCTTGAATTTCTTATAAGATTCTGTCGTAGTATCAATCTTTCTTTGCAAATTATTGTAATTTGCAACTTCATTGTTTACTGCTTTTTGTCCAGCTGATAAAGCTTTTGGCATTTGTTGTAGTTCTTTGTTAAGTTTGTTATACGCTTTTTGATTTGAGTTGACTTCTTTTTCCGCTTCTTTTAATTCTTTTTCAGTTGCATTGCCAGATTTAGAAAGCTGTTCAAAACGTTTTTTTGACTCAGTTAACGTTTTATTAGACTCTTTCAACTCTCCATTTAAAGAAGCATTTCGTTTTTCTAAATCTTTAAAATCGTTTTTAGTTTGAGAAACCATTTTGCTTTGAACAGATAACTTTTTATTAAGACCATCTAGCTCTGTTTCATAACGAGATAAAGTTTTTTCTCCCTTTCCAAATGCCGAAAGATTCGCTTTCATTTCGCTGTTCACAGAGCCGAGGGTCCGCTTCAACCCTTTCATTCCCTCGTCCACTCTAGTAGCATCTAGGTCTAGGTTAATCGACAATCCTTGAAGTTTATTCATTATTTACCCCCTTCCTCAATTGACATCTTGATATTGTGATACAAAGTCAACAAGTGAAACTTTGTTGTTTTCTGATTTTGCTTCTTCTTTTTCGATTATCAGACGACATAACTTCTTATACTCTTGATTATCTGTTTCTCGAATTGTCCAGCCATACTCTTTCATGCAGTAACGCCTAATTGCATCGAGATCGGACAAAAACTCGGTAAGCGTTATTACTTTGCTTCCTCATCTCCACCATCTTCATCCTCGTATTCATCTGGTGAAATCTCCCGAAAGACAGACACCAACGTATCGTTTAATTTCTTCGAAGGAATATTTTTTTTAAGAAAATCTATTGTAATGTTTTCATCATCAAATAATTTCACAATAAATTTTAATTGCATTTCCAAAATTGTCGTTTTCTTTGGATCATCAGAAGTATTGATGTATTCTCTAATTTTTTCTTGTAGTTTCCAATATTCTTCTAATTCAATTACAGATGTATCTTCTCTCTCATACAGCTCTTTCTTTTTTTCTTTTTTATTAAATATTTCTAGTTTAATCACTATTTTCTCCACCTTTTTTATGATTTTGGTCAACAAAAAAAGAGTAGGATTTCACCTACTCTTAAAATATTTTATCCTTCTGGTACTACTGGTGTTTCAACAAAACCAGGAAAAGCCATTTTATAAATTTTATCTCGGAATTCTTCGCCCACGGCCATAGCAAAAACGTCCCCAGCGTCATTATAAACAAATTCGCCAGTGAGACTAGTTGCTTCTGGTTCCTTTGGTTTATCCTCAGATGTGTTTAATTTAACGTCATCTTGTCCATATTTCCCTTTTAGTAAAGCAAAGAATACCGGTTCCCCTCGCAATGTTTCACTTTCCATCACGCATGAAGCGTATGGTGGAGCAGTGTTTTTCCCTACAGTTACAATACCATCTGCATTCTTTTGACGACCTAATAACTTCTGTCCTAATTCAAATGGAAGTTCCATGATACCGATTGTTTGCTTAACATCGCCAGAACCTTTTTTGGAAATGTAGTATGGACCGTTCGAAGCGAAAACTTTAATAGCCTCTGCATCAAGACCAGAAATATCCGCTTCGACCGTACCACCTTTTTTATTCTTACCATTTACTTCTACTTTTTTTGTTACTTTTTCGTCTTTTTCATCAAAAATACCAAAAGTTGCTTTTTCAAATCCGATTGTTGTAATCATTTATTTCACTCCTATTATTTTTTATTGATATAGTTTGTAGGGCAATCCGCTATATTTTCGTGCATCTACAAATCGCCCTGTTTCTGGAAAATATTCATCTAAACCACCAGCGAGTTGTCCAAATCCTATTTGTTTCATTTCTTTTCTAACTTCGTCTTGTATTTTTTTTACTATTAATCTGTCGTTAGATTGCACATCAATTTGTACTAAAAAATCTTCCATCCTGGATTCATTACTGGAAAAATTTGTTGGTACTGGAACATCTAAAGGAATGATTAATAAGAAAGTTTTGTTAGAATCACCCGTGCTTGGAAAATCATAATATTTTATTCTCTCTTCGCAAGTAGTGTGAATGATATCGTTTTTACTTAATGTCGTATATATGATGTTCAAAATATCAATCATAATTTATCACCTATTTTCTTCTGTACAATTGCCCTATAAGCTCTTTCAGATATTCTTAGTGATCTCGCAATACTACCTGTTCCTGATGGTGTGATTTTTTTACCATTCCTTGTATAACCATATTCGTTGAGATGAATTATTTTGTACCTGTCTTTAGGACCTTTCCAGTCAATCTTTATACTTCTTACCCCTTTGTCATACGAAGGTTTTTCTATATTAATCTCATCAATCGATGCACCTGTGTCTTTAAATTGAACAAATTCACTTTTAAGCGTTTTTGCAACAAGGGCTGCGCCTGCAATTAGAGCAGGGTCTACTAATTGTGGCAAGTTTTCTCGTCCAAATAAATTAACTAACTGTCTTTCCAACTCTTCTACTCCAGTAACTTCTACACTCATGTTTGAACCCCCAGAAGCACATTTACAAAGCTATTACTTTGCAAGTCTGGGCTAACATCAATCACATTAAATCTTTTGTCTAAATAGCGATAATCTAATATTTCTACATAATGTTTGTTACTAACTGTATACTCACCTTTAGTATCTCGAATATTAATTGTGACAGCTTCTTTTGTTCCCGTGCCATGTAAAATTTCTAAGTCCTTCATGGATGGTTTATAAACTTCTGCAAAACATTCGAATAGAATTACTTTTTCTATTTCACCTGGTTCAGGACCATTTACCGGCTGATATTCAAAAAAAACAACCGGAGTACGTAAATCGCCACTCTGAACTTTTTGAGGTTTAAACTGAAACTTCATCAGATTCACCACTTTCATCTGCATAGAGAGAGAAGCCTAAGCTAGTTATTTGTGATTGAAAGTTTTCGTTGAAGAATTCTATCGAATCATTATACGCATATCTAGTACGATCAATGACCAATTCTCTTGCCCTAACATGTTCATCTACATTAAACAGCCCGCATTTTTCTTGTAAATCAGCAATAGAAAAAGATAGCAACTCTTTTAAATTGCTATCTTCGCTATTGTGAGAAATATGCATACGTTCTTTAAATTTTTTAAGAAGGTCATCTGATACTTCCATGCACAGCACCTACTTTTTTTTATCTTTTTTTGGTTCATCTAATCGTTTTAAAAAAGAAGCTCCCAAATTGTCAGCGACCTCATCTGCACGTTTTACAGTCAATTCAATTTCAGTTCCTTTTTCATATACTTCTTTTGTTTCTTTGTCTTTGAATTTCTTTAATACTTCAAATTTAGCCATTTACAATCACCCTTCCGGAGTTTGATCTGTTGGTTTGATATTTAATGTCCATACAGCGGCAGCTTTTTCGTCTTTAGCTTTACCATACGCAAATTGTTTTGCAGCATATAAGTTAAGATCTTCAAATGCAAGCGTTTGGTCAAAAGTAGAAATATTCAAGGCTCCACCAATAAGTGCATCATAACGTTTTGCTACATAAGAAATAGCTTTCTTTTCTGGAACGAATAATGATTCAATGATATTTAAATTGTAAGGCAAGGCAGTCACATACACTCCGTTTGCATTTAAGCTTGTGTACTGTTTTTTAACGTCCCAAGCATCTGTAGGATTGACTAGTAACGTAACTTCACCAGCTACATTTAGCGGCTTGCCATTTTCTTTTACGGAATGATATTTATATACATCTGTTAATTCATTAACAGTTACCTTAGAGCTAGCAAATGTCAGTGTTCCAGATGCA